AGTCCAGTGCGACTTGGTCTGCCCAGTCTGTAAGGCTCATGCCCGTCGGGAATGTGATTTGTATTCTCATTATCCGAGCACCGTCCTGTCGCCGCTGTCGAAGTGACCGATGATTTGACCCATCTGGTAGTCGCCATTGACTTGGTTAGATTCGAAACGAACGCGCAACTCGCGGCGCTGCTCTTTGAGCATCACGATCTGTTGGTAAGGTTCGTCGGCTGTTTGCGGGAACGTGAAAATGCGGCTGTTGACTTCCGGAGCACGAGCATTTGCGCGGCCTGTTACTTGCACACTCATCTCACCGGACTGCACAAAATCAGGTTCGATCATTGTGATTCGCAGCGCTTCATCAACGCCTTGTACCAGACGCGAAAGGTCGGCGGTTTCGAAATAGCTCTGGATGGGGTAAGCGGTAGAACCAAAAACTTCGTCCGTGCCTTGCTCATGAATCCAAGTCTGGTAGCCTGAGCCGCTGTCAACCAGACCAGTCAACAACGGTGAAGCGAACCAGTTGTTGAAGGAGCCGGAAGATCTGCCGCCATTGGGCAACTCGGTGTCATACCAAGTCTGTTCACGCACATTGTAGACGACGGCGTGCGTCGGTTCGGTAGCATCGCCGCGCGGGTAGCACCACCAGATCTCTCCGAAACGCGGCACCTTGAACGCAAAGACTTTGGCGCTGGCTAACCTGTTCAACCCGTCATAGAAATAGTTGAGGTTCATTTGGTTAGCCACTTCTCGGACTACACCATTGAACATCAAGAAACGGTCGACGCCAGCCCAGTAAAACACACCGTCGTAGTCAACAACGCTGTCTGCGGAGATGATCGAGGTGTCTGTGGCGATGGTGTCGAACTGGAAAACAGTAGCGCCGCCGGTGAATGTGCAGCGCAATACAGCGTCATAAGCCCAGAAGATTCCAGCCGGTGCTGTGCCAGAGCCAGCGCGCAGCGGAATGCCTTTTATGATCTTTGTGCCCCAAACTCGGGCTACACCAGAACCAGCACCAGCGAAGTCGGTGGGGTTGCCAGCAACAGACCACGTGATGGTCCCTGAATTGCCATAGTACATCAAGTAAGGGTGCAACACTACGATGCCGCCAGTCGCTGTGGTATTCGGTTTGAGCGTTATGGCAGACAACGCGGATGTCCCATAAACATCGCCGTAGTATATTTCACCGCCTACAGCGTTCATGACGGATTGGCCGTTAGGCGAAACGTGCGCTATGATGTAGGCTAGGTTGCTGGACGAATCATATTGATAGTCGAACATCCATCGGTTGTAAGGGCTAGACGTCAACCCAGCTGGAGTTCTGCTTGACACAACTGAGCTGTTAGCTGAAAAATCAAGCGTGAATCGCTCCAGAGAAGAAATGCCGCCGGAATGGCAGTAAATCAAATCTTGTGAGGTGTAATTGGTGGAGCCTTGGCTGATTTGAGACAGATATTTGTTGCATGAACGGTAGCCGCCCATCTTGCGCGGCAACCCACGTTGGAAACGCACCCATTGGCCGTCGACGTAGAAGTCGCCTTCATACTTTGTCCCATCCCGTTTGATTCCGGGATTGGACTTCAAGACCATTGTGCTTTCTGGCATTAGAATGTCCCGCCAACAACAACATTAGCCGGAGCGACGCCAAGTGCCGAATAAGCCGCGGCTTGGCTTGCCGCTGTGAACAATGAAATGCCGACGCCGGTGCCGCCCAAGTTGATCAACGCCGCGCCAGCAGTAGTCGCGTTGGTGCCGCCTTGCGCAACCGTGATCGGCAACGAGATGCCCGCCGTGTTAGCATTCAATACGTCTGAGCCGTCGCAATAAAGGATCGCCCGTGCACCTTGTGCGACGTTAACGCCGGTGCCAGCCGAGGTGCGCACATTCAAGGTGTACGCCCCAGTCGTCTCGTTGTCCACCCAGTATTGCTGAACTGTAACGGGCACTATGATGTTGCGGTTGCCCGTCAGCGCGCCGGTGAAACGATAAGAGATTCTGTTTAGCTCAGAGCCGCTGAGCGTGTAATTGCCTGTTCCAGGGACGTTGACAACTGTGTAGTCGAAGGCAAAAACAGCAGACTGACCGTAACCAATGGTGTAAAAATTAATGCCGTCGCTGGCGATGATGGCTGAATCATTGGGTTGCAAACTCAAAGACACCAACCCATTGATCAGAACGCTTCCTGGCGGCGTAGCGACGATCGCGCCAGATCCGCTGTTGCGCAGGTAACAGAACCAGTTGTTGCCGACGCTTGCTGCTGAAGGCAAAGTGAAAACACCACCAGCACCCGTCCAGTTGAACATCTTGGCTCTGTCTGTGACAGCAGCGGTGTAATTGATGCTGAACTGAGTCACAGGGACAGACTGACTCAAAAGGGTGCCGACGGCGACAATGCCTGTGCCTGCAAGAGAAGAAGCATTGGCGGTGGAAGTCGTAGCGCCGTATTGCAGCACACTCCAAGTTCCATTGGCCGTGGTGTTGTTGGTTAAGTAAATCTGCCACAACTGACTTGCGGCCACCGTCACAACTTGTGTGCCGCCAGCGTTGCGGACTGTGATTGTCTGAGCGCCGACGTTGTTGAACAGGATCGTGTTACCGACACCTGACTTCATCGCATCCGGCAGGTAAATGCTGAAACCAGCGCTTGCCGAGGAAATATTGATGATGCGCGTTGCCAGATTGGTATTGACCGAAGTCTCTTCTGGCCAATTCAATACGACATCAGCAGTCAGCGTCAAAGCGCTATAGCTGATCTCGCTAGGGTAGATGTTAGCGCCGCCGAATACGTCGGTGTACGTCGTCATTATGCTTCACTCCTAGTCGCGGAACGATCGAGGATGCGCTTGAGATCTTCGTTGTTGACCGCTTGCGCAGTGCGCTCGTACATCGCTTGCCAAGTTTGTATGCGCTCATCTTTCTTGAGGAAAGGAGTTGCCTCCAAAAGAGAAGCGTATAGAATAAGATCTGGAGCATATTCGGTCAGCCAATTGGTCTGAAGGTCATCGCCGAGCAGCGCCGGTTGTTCGTAATAAAGGATCTCAAGAGTTTGAGCCGCGTCCGGCGTTGGCGCAAAAAGCCAATGCTGGAAGTCATAATCAGCGTAGAACTGCGGCGTGCCGGTTTGGGCTTCGTCAGGCCAATAGTTGCGCAAATAATCGTAAGAACGAGCGAATATTGGCACGCCGTCAACAGTCATAGAGACCGTATCGCGCCAGCGGTCTGGTTTGAGGTAGACGGCCAAACCAACCTGAAAAGGCAGTTGGACTGCACGGATGAACCCTTGAATTTTCAGGTCGCGCGCACAACGGCGCTGCGCAAACGTCACAAGACGTGGCAACTGATCATAGACTATCGGGTCACTTTCTTCCGTGAAGCCGCGCTCTAGGTAGCGTCTGATGTCTACCAGCAGGCTGTCGTACGTCATGCTATAGCTCATACACTCTCCGAAGTGTCAGCAGCTGATGCAGCATGCGTCCGTTTTGCTTGAATTATGGCCTAGAAAACAACCTCCAGGCAACTTATTCATGATGCGTAAAGAGCAGACTCGTCTTTTCGGCGTTTGACCAATCCAGGCAGGATTTTGCCGCCAGCCTTAGTGTATTTCATCAAGCCGCGCATGGCACCCTTTTCATCGCCGCGGTTGGTGCACATACGCACAGAGCTGCGCTGCAACCCACCTAATCCCAAGTTAAAGGCAAAACTGACCAAGGCGTCGAATTGCCCTTGAGTAAGTAATACAGGGCAAAGACGAAGAACACCACTTTCAAAACGTCGAAGATCAGCCGCAAGTAGCCGATCAACTTCGTCCGGCGAGAGTGTTCGATTCCACTCTGGCGGCAGCGTTTTGCCGTCACCGATGAGGTGTCCGACTCCAACCGTCCAGAGTCCCGCCGGACATCTATATGGTTTGGGCCTAACACCTTCATGATGCTTGATAAGCGCTCGACCACGATCGGACACCCTCATTTTTTCTGGAATGCTTGGCTACCGAACCAAAAAGCGATGATGGTGGCAAGAATCTGCATCTCTTGGTCGTCGAAGCAAAGTTCCATGGCCTTGGCAAAATCCACGCCAGTCGACCACGCCCACCAGATGCCGCTGACGTCTACGACGACCAGAAGTGCCACAAACAAGTAAGTCACAACAGGACGGACAGAGGCGCGGAGGTTGATCACCCACTGCGAGGCACCTTCACCAATCTTCATGTCGTGCTGGTATAAAGCCTCACGCTCTTTGTAGTAGCCCTCGGTCTGAACTTCTTCTAACTTTATCTCTTCAATTTTCTGCTGGGCCGCGAAGCCGCGCTCTGCCATGGCCAGCTCGCGCTCGTTCTGGATGCGGGCTAGTTCCAGCTCATGTTTCTTGTCTGACTTGTCTTGAAAGAAATCAAGAACCTTGGGCAAGCCCGATGAAACAAAGCCCAGGATAGTAGAGAGGATGGTAAACATTATTCTTTCCCCTTGAGTTTCTCGTTGAACAACTCAAACAGCGTACGAACCTTCTCTTTCAACTGCTCGATGTCGGAGTGAGACTTGGCCAGCCAGAACACCAGCGCGGTGAAGCCGACAGCAATCGGCCAGAGCGTGTTGATGACGGCGAGAAAGTCTTCCATATTTTGCCTTAAACGCGTTCAACCCATTGCAACTGGTTTTCATCCCAGAGGTACAGCTTGCCGTCGCGGTAGTCGTCTTTGGTGACATAAATCAAGGGCAGCTCAGAGAGCTTGTCTTCTACTCTTATGATGGACCTGGAGAGGCTGTTAATCATCCAGCCGCCGAAGAAATTACAAGCACCCACAAGAATGTTGATCAGGCTCTGAGCATCCATTTCAGTCACATCCTTACGGCGTTGTTGTTTGGAGATTTGTTGTTTTTATGATGTTCACAATTCTTGTGTTGTCTTCGAGCGCCACAAATTCATGAGCTTGACCAGCAGGGCAGTCCAATATGGCACCACATTCGTATTTACGTTCCCAATCAATGCCGCGCATTTTTATAGAACCCCTAGCAACAATCGTGATGTGTGCAGTTGATTCGTTGTGGATGTGCATGGGCAAAATGTCCCCAGCCACTTCAAAATCAAATACCGAACCAGACAAATTGCCTGCGGCTATAGGTTTACTAAGCAATGACATCGGGCGGCCCCTGCGGAGTGTCTGCTGTTATTGCTTTGAAGTCTTGTACAAAATCCCACTTGCACGATTCTTCGTTAAAAACAAAATGCCCGTATTGGTTATCTTCCGGTTTTGGCGGAATGAATGCATCCTTGGCTTCATCATAAACAGAACCAACAGTTGCATAATTTTTGCGGATGGTGAATGGCAAAAATGTTTGCTTCCAATTGCCGCCAAATAGCCCTTGGCAAAACTCAATGCCTTTTTGTTCAGACACGTTTCCGTTTTCATCTGTGGCATCAGGATCTCCGACCACGATGACTCTAAGCACAGTGTTGTTTTCGTCTAGTTCAGCAAAATAAGCCATGTTTATCCTTAGAATAGTATTGAGCCAGAGCCAGAGAAAACATAGATTCTGTACCCGCTTGAAATAGTGAGCGCATAAGTACCAGTTATAGTTTTGGGGGCGCCGTAAGAACTTGGATATTTAATTTGAACGCAGCCTTGATAGCCAGACCCAGCGTTATAACTTTGATATTGGCAACAAGCCGCGCCGCCTGACGCTCCGGGGCCACCCCCGCCATCGCCATAAACAGACCCGTTGGCCCCATCGCTGCCAACAGCAACCGTGCCGCCGCGAGCAATAGTATTGCCTAAAAAATCCACCACTCCGGGACCACCAAGCAAGTTATTGCCACCCGACCCGCCCGCACCGCCCGCACCGCCCCCGCCGCCCGCCTGCGCG